TATGAACCCGATCATTAACCAACGCCATGAAACATATTGGAACCTACACAAAGATGTATACTCTGTCCGAGTAAAGGGCAGAGTTATACAACACATTAGGTCTGCGTTTGTTCGTAATGTAACCTTCGCAGTACAGCCAGCAGGTAGGGCAAAGGTATTGCTTGAACAGCGCAAGAATGTTCATGCCTTTGTGCGAGGTGACAGGATGAAATATTTTGATGGCATTGATGTGTCCATCATTAAACAGTATTGTGATTGGCTAGGGGGTGAACGTGTCATGTATAACCCCTACCTTGCAGGTACATTTGTATCTTGCAGTACAGGTGATGCAATCTATGAGGCAGATAGAGCTTGCTTTGTTATCAGAGATAATAAGCCAGAGATATATGCTTGGAACTTAAATGATAAGGAATTATAATATGCCTAACAACATGATAATTCAAATGCCTAGTGGCATGAGACTGTCCATCACCCAAGGCGTAGGAATGATGGGTGACAGAGACAGAGGCTCTATTGAGGTAGGTGTGCTTGATGACAAGGGCAACCTGATAGGTGATCCACGTGGCTATGTAGATGGCTCACAATTACACCAGATACTAGAGGGGATGCTGTAATGGTACTCACTGCTTTATCCTGCATTGCCTTGAACGTATACTTTGAGGCACGTAGTGACAACATGTCTGGACAGTATGCTGTGGCTCATGTTGTACTCAACAGGGTACAGGATAGCCGCTGGCCTAATGAAGTGTGTGAAGTAGTCACACAACGTAATGATGATAACGTCTGTCAATTCAGTTGGTACTGCGATGGTAAAGCTGACAAGCCTGATGATGAATATGCTTGGGCATATGCTCAGATGGTGGCGGCAGATGTACTACGTGGCGAAGTCCCTGACTTTACTGGTGGATCAACCCACTATCATGCGTACTATGTCAAGCCCTATTGGGCTGACAAGATGCTATACCAAGGAGACTTTGGCTCTCATTATTTCTTTAGAGAAATAGATGGGCTGAACAGATAACACTTGCTAACACCCCTTAGTAGGTGATATACTATCTATACAACAGAGGCACAGTTGCCTTAACATTCCTGAAAGGAACACAACATGGCTTTAGATTTTATTCCAGAGAACCTTGACTTCGCTGTAGCGTTTGAGGACACCAAGATGCACGACAAAAAGTATGTGCTTAATGCAGACACAGGACAGTACATGGGTATTGTCGGCAAAGGGTTTCAGTGTGCCAGCCACGGTGATTTCTTCCGAGGTGTATGGGACACAGTGACAGAGGAAATGTTACCTAATGAGGTAGCAGATGCAGACTTCACATGGCATACTGCTAGAGGTGGGGCATGGGCAATGCTTGATGTTACCCTACCTAACATGCGTAGCACCATTGTATCAGACGAACATCATACAGATATTGGTAATCGTATCATTAGTCTGCATGGCATTGACGGGTCATGTTCAAACCAATCCTACTTTGGTGCTATTGATTATTTCTGTAAGAACGGCATGATCAGTGGTGACTATGACAAAATACGTAAGAAGAACACAGCCAACTTTACCCTTGAGGGTTTCATCTATGAGCTTGCCAGAGCCAGAGCTAACTTCTATGACAACGCTGCAAAGATGCAGGTATGGGCAAGAACATCAATCAAGTATGTAGATGTTAAGTCTTTGCTTGATGACATGATTTCATCCAAACGTAAGGCTGAGAAAATGTTTCAGTTGTATAGCCATGAGGCCAGTGTCCGTGGACATAACAAGTTTGCTTTGTACTCTGCCTTCACCAACTATGCCAGCTATGCTGATGAACGTAACGGGTTCAGCCTCAAGAATACTGGTAACGATACACAGGCTGTAAGCATGTGGTCACGTGAGCAAGAGGTGAGCAAGTGGGTCAGTGATCCCAAGTTCATCACATTGGAAGCTGCATAATGACTAACCTTCCTCGCTTTGTACAGAAGCGTAAACAACCTAAGAGTGCAGCGTCCTATCGCTTCAACCCGCCTCAGTATCTAGTAGATGCTGGGGTGGTATACCGTAAGGAATGGGGCAGTGATCTTAAACAGGTCAAGGTACTCGCCAAAGAGTTGAATGACAAGATAGATAAGTATCGTGAAGAACAGGCGCAGCTTATCACGATCAAGCCAAGCAGCACTGTTGCAGATTTGTCACACTACTACTATGCATCCAATGATTACAAGGCGTTACGTCCTACAACTAAGGTAGATTATGCCTATTTTATTGGCCTGTTGGTGGATGCCATAGGACATAGGAAGCATAGTACTGTTACCTCTAAGGTTGCAAAGCAACTGTATGAACAGTGGGTTGAAAGAGGTATAAGCTATGCCAATCATGGTGCTACCTGTGCCAGCCGTGTGTTTAACTACGCTATTGCTATGGAGCAGATACAGTTCAATCCATTCAGCAATATCAAACGTAAAGCTGCACCACAACGTAAGGTAGTTTGGAAACATTCTGATGTGACTAAGTTTCTTGACGTTGCATTTGACCAGTACAGGTATCGCAACATAGGTATGATTGTGATGATGGCATACAAGTGGACGCAGCGACTAGGTGACATGCGTAATCTGACATGGGACACGATAGACTTTGACAAGCAGATGCTGTGCCTTGAGCAATCAAAGCGTAGGGCAGAAGTGTTCCTGCCTATTGATGACGAGTTGTTTAGTATGCTGCAAGAACAGCATGAAGACCTTGGCTTTCAACCATACGTAGCACCGCATCCAGAGCCTGTAGCTGGTGGCTTTCAGCCCTATGCTATGGAAAGATTGTCCAAGGTTGGACGTAAGGTAATGCGAGAGGCTGGCTTGCCAGAGAAACTACGGCTGATGGACCTACGTAGGACAGGTGTTACAGAAATGATGGAAGCTGGTGTGCCATTGCCTCAGATTATGTCGGTGACAGGACACAATCATGTGTCTTCTGTGAAACCATACATGAAAAATACATACCTGTCTGCAAATAATGCCTTGACAGCCAGATATGCTCATGTAAAATCGAACACAGAGAGTAACATAAGAAAGTAATACACTATGAACATAATAGAAATCATAAATGACTTACAACTTACTGTCGGTGACAGCAAACGCATGACATGTCCTGTATGTCATACAAAGAATACATTTACTATTACTAATACAATGGGTAAGATTGTATGGAATTGTTACAAGGCTAGTTGTACAGTTAGTGGTGCAACCAATGTGTCTATGTCTGTAGGTGATGTTCGTAAGGCATTAGGTTATATGATTGACGAGCTAGACCCTACCCCATTTGTAAAGCCTGACTACCTAGTTAATGATGGGCCTGAGTGTTGGGGCTTCCTTAAACAGTATGGCTTATCATCTGAAGATGTTATTGTATTGTATGACGTAAAAGATCACCGTATAGTCTTTCCTGTGCTAGATGACAGAGGTTGCATAGTTGATGGATCAGGTAGATCACTGGGAAAAAGAATACCTAAATGGAAAAGATATGGTAATAGTGACTTGCCATACCATTGTGGATGTGGTAATGTCGCTGTAGTGGTGGAGGACAGCGTGAGTGCCGCAGTTGTAGGTGCGACAGTGAACAACGATCTAAAGCTGGATGCCAAAGATGATGATGTATATGTCGGGGTGGCTGTGTTGGGTACGTCATTATCAGAGGGACACAAGCGATACTTGTCGCAGTTCTCTACCATAATAGTAGCACTTGACCCCGATGCTTTACCCAAGTCACTCAAGTTTGCTAAAGAATTACGCACGTACTGTTCAGATGTTCGTGTACTAAAGTTGACAGACGATTTAAAATATAGTAACCCTGACGATATCAGTAATCTGATAGCCCTAACACAAGGATAAACCCCACATGGAACTAGCCCTAATACGTAGCCTGATGAACAAAGAGTTTTATGACAGTCATCGTGGCTCTCGCTGCCCTGAACGATTGTTCAGCCCTGATGTACGCAAGATTAAGAAAGCCATTGACAGTGCCATGCACCGTTATGAGCGTACCGTTACACCTGACGAGATTGAGGCGTTGTTTATGTCAAACAATGCTACCCTGACTACAGCACAGAAGACTGCCTACAGTGCGCTGTTCGCTACAGTAAAACGAGAACAGCCTATGGGTGAGGACATTGCACAAGAGGTGCTGTCCAAGCTGTTTCAACAGGTGATTGGTGAAGACATTGCTAACCTTGGCTTTGATTATGTCAATGGTACAAAGGATACCCTTGAGCCATTACGTAATATGCTTGAGCAATATGGTGATGACTTCACGCCCAAGCTAAACATTGAATGGGAAGACACAAGCATTGACCACATCCTTGCACTCAACAGTCTTGAGAGCCAGTGGACATTCAACATCCCTACACTTACCCGTAAGGTTGAGGGTGTTAATGCTGGTCACTTAATTGAGATTGGTGCTAGGCCCAACACTGGCAAGACTTCATTCCATGCCAGCCTGATTGCTGGTGAGAATGGCTTTGCATGGCAGGGTGCTAAGTGCATTGTGTTATGTAACGAGGAAGGCTATCACCGTGTAGCACACCGCTACATCACTGCCGCCTCTAACATGGAAGCCAAAGATGTTGTAGCCAACAAGTCAAAGGCAATGGCTGCATACGATAAGATCAGAGATAACGTCAAGTTCAAGGACGCTACTGATCGTGACATGGCATGGGTTGAGAGTGTCTGTAAGACATACAAGCCTGACATTGTGGTTCTTGACATGGGTGACAAGTTCGCCAAGACTTCTGGCTACTCTCGCCCTGATGAAGCACTAAAGGCTAACGCTATCTATGCCCGACAGATTGCAAAGCAACATGGCTGTGCTATCTTCTACATGTCTCAGTTATCGGCAGAGGCAGAGAACAAGGTAGTACTCAACCAATCCATGATGGAAGGTAGTCGTACAGGTAAGGCTGCAGAGGCAGACCTAATGCTATTGATTGCAAAGAACCCACCTGTTGAGGGACAGGACGAAGAAGATACTATGCGCCACCTTAATATTGTTAAAAACAAACTGTCGGGTTGGCATGGTATTGTACATACCAATCTGAACTACAAGACAGCGAGGTATGAGGCATGATAGATAGAGACACACACAAAGAGTTATGTGAAAAGTACGAGGTTGTAAAACGTGACGCAAAGTATTGGGAAGCACAAGCTAAGACATTACGTACTCGTAACGTACATTTACTAGAAGATGTAGAAAGACTGTCTGCACAACTAAGACTATGGAAAGGCACAGCACCGTGAACAACTATGTATATACAGCCATTGGACTTGTGGTATTCTACGTTGGCCTCAAGATGTTTAGTGGTGGCATGAAAAGTATGGGTAACATAGATCACTTACAGTGGTTCTTAGGCAACCCTATCTATATGTTCTTTGGGTCAATCGTTATGACACTGGCGTGGCAGAGTAGTAGCCTGTCCACTACGGCTATCATTGCCTTGGTTGCATCAGGTGTGCTACCCTTACCTGCTGCTGTGGCTGCTGTGCTTGGGGCTAACATAGGTACAACAGGGACTATATGGCTGGCAGGGCTGCTAGTGTCTGACGGTATGCCAAGGGGTGACACGTTACGCATAGCCATGATACACACTGGCGTAAATCTTTTGATGGCGATAAGTCTGTTGCCATTTGTAAATCATATAGCTAAGTATGTTGGGAGAGTAGGATGAGTTGGTGGAGAGAAAATATATCCGTTAATATCCGATAATATCCGAAAAGGAGAGTAGAATGACTGATGTGGATAAAACAAGGAACGTGGAACAAGCCTTAAACGCAATATACAGGGCGCTGTTAGAGTTATGTGACGCAGGAGATTTTACTGATGAAACTCTTGATGAAGCCTTTGAGCTTGTGGTCCGAAGCAAGGTTAAGCTAGAAAGATGGATCAGGGAGAATAATGATGATTGAGGTAACATACATAGACCATATGGGTAGTGACCTGTCTGTAGTAAACGCAGCACGGGTATCATTTGGTAAGAAGAGTGCATCACTGGGGTATAGTAGGTGGGTTGATGAAAATATGAAACCTATCATGTATGATAAGGATAAAAGGTTAATCAAGTACTTAGCCAAGCATAAGCATATGTCACCCTTTGGTCATGCCTTTGCCAGTTTCCATGTCAAGGCTCCTATCTTTGTAGCTAGGCAACTGGTCAAGCACAAGTTCCTACGTTGGAATGAGATTAGTCGTAGGTATGTGGATGATGAACCAGAGTTCTATGAACCTGATGAATGGCGTGGCAGGGCTGACGATAAAAAGCAGGGCAGTGCTGGTGCTGTAGAGTCCGTACCTGTTGGTGCTTTAAAGGTTCAAGGCTATTGCCTAGCAGCTTACCAAGACCTATTGTCTAGTGGTATCTGTCCAGAACAAGCACGTATGGTGTTGCCACAAAGCACCATGACTGAATGGTATTGGTCAGGTAGTCTTGACGCCTTCTCTGACATGTGTATACTAAGATGTAAAGAAGACACACAATTTGAAACAAGAATAGTTGCAGATGAAATATCTGCTTGTATGAAAGACCTGTTTCCTATAGCATGGGGAGCATTGACCGTTTGATAGGATACCCGACACATGATACTGACACTAGACGTAGAGAATACAACGACAACACGTGATGGAAAGCTGCACCTTGATCCATTTGAGAAAGACAATTCATTGACACAGGTAGGTACACTGGATCAGGCAGGTAACGAACACATCTTTACCTTTGACCATTCAGAAAAGCAGGGTACAGCATTTGATCATCAGTGTGTGCAGTCAATGCTTGACAAGACTACTGTACTGGTTGCACACAATGCTGTACATGACTTGCTGTGGTTATGGGAGTCAGGCTTTACCTACGATGGTAAGGTGTTTGACACCATGCTTGGTGAGTATATCTTACAGCGTGGGCAGAAGCAACCCCTTTCACTTGATGCATGTGCAGAGCGTTACGCATTAGACACACAGAAACAAGACACACTCAAAGAGTATTTCAAGAAGGGCTATACTACACGTGACATACCCTTGGCTGAGTTGACAGAGTACCTGTCTCATGACCTACATGCTACGCAGCAGTTGTACAATACAATCACTGCCAAGCTAGAGGGTACTACCCTGCAGGACAGTGTTGATCTGACTAACCAACTTGCCATACACCTTGCTAAGATTTACCAGCGTGGGTTCAAGGTTGATACAGATGCACTAGAGGCAGTACGTAAAGAGTACGAGGATGAACGTGACGAGTTAGTGCGTAGCCTTGAGGCTCACACACATGAGTTGATGGGTGACAGACCTGTGAACCTCAACAGTCCAGAGCAACTTGCATGGGTTGTGTATGGTCGCAAGCCTGATGACAAAAAGGTGTGGCCTACATTGTTTGAGGGACGTATGGTAGATGCTAAGTTCAAGTCTACCGTTACCAAGCACTCAACTAAGTTGTACAAACAGAAGGCAAAGCAATGCAAGACCTGCTATGGTAGTGGGCAAATCAGGAAGGTAAAGAAAGATGGAACTCCTTTTGCAAGACCCAACAGGTGTGTCGGGTGTGATGGTTGTGGGTATACTTTTGTGGATACTAACCAGTTAGCTGGCCTACAATTCACTGCACCTACTGCCAAGTTTATCAGTGCCAATGGCTTCAGTACAGGCAAGGACAGCCTGACATACCTTGAGGGTGTGGCTAGAGCCAAGCAGATGCCAGAGGCAGTCAAGTTTCTACAGAACATGAAGCGTCTGAATGCCATTGAGGTATACATTGCCAGCTTCATTGGTGGTATTGCTACCCACACCAAGGCAGACGGTAAGCTACATGCCCGTTTACTGCAACACAGGACAGGTACAGGCAGACTATCAGGTGCTGACCCTAACATGCAGAACATGCCACGTGGCGGTACATTCCCTGTCAAGCGTGTGTTTGTATCACGATGGGATG